TCTTGTTCTTGTTCTTGTTCTTGTTCTTGTTCTTGAATGTCGTGTTCTTGTTCACTTGCAAGTGATTGTTCAAACTCTCTGTCAAATGATTCTATATCAAAATCATCTACACCACCACTAGCAAAATATTGAATATCTAGCGGTAGCAACATTTTCATATCGAACATATGTGTATCTCTCCTTACGCCTAGATTTCTGTAGTAGGTCAGCGACTCCTACTACACCTTATTCTAAATTATAGCATTTTCTATTAAATTATGTCAATATTTGTATTTCGTGCGATAGAGTCTTGATAACGCATGTCGTAGTGCATATAGCTTTCCAGTCGCTTCCTCAAACTTATCTAAGTCTTTACATGAACTAGCACCATAGACTTCATAACCATCATAACAAATTAAAACACAGAATACGGTTCTTGGTGAAGGTTGTGAGAAAACAACCTTCTCTACAAGATTATCTAGCATAAATTGTTCAGCTTTTGATAGATTTTTCATAAAATAAACCTCCTATGCGTTTTGTGGGATATTTGTCGGATTCATTGTAGTTGGTGCTCCTACTTGACCTGCGTTATTTGGATCTTGCATTTGTTCAAACATAGCGATACCCATTTGATATACTTCTTCTGGTGGAACACCACTTGACATCGCTTCGGACATCATCTGTGCTACTTGTAACGCTTCATCTGTTTTATTCTTCAATTCCTCCATATTCATACGTTCAACAATTCTGTTACCATGAACTAGATTCATCATTTCAATAGCTTCCTGCGGCTTAATAATTTGAACAGGATAGTTTTGTCCATATTGACCTTGCAAGTTTAGCAATTCTTTTGCTTCCTGCACTTCACGCATACGTGTAACTGGTGCTTTAGATGAAACGTCAACTGCTACATCGTAAGCTAAGTCTTTGAAGTCTGTTCCTACAAACGTTTCAAATGCAACTACATCACCTGATGTTTCATCGAAAATTCGTATTAAGCGTTCTTCTTCATAATATGTTGTCATAAAGTCGATAATCAGATTTGTTAAGTCCTCAATATACATCTCAATGTCATACATCTGATCTCGGTCACGCATTGTGGCACGGTCAATCAAGGCTTGAACACCACTTGATGTTTGTAGAGAGCCTACGTTTTGACCCATATACGATTCAGTCAATCCAGTGATTTCTCGAATATTGGCTTTCGCTTGTTCTAGCAAGTTTAATAAAACAGGTGGAATATTTGGTGGTTCTAAATAATGCATAGAGTTTTTAGGGTCAGTATTTGTTACCCAAACTTGATTCGGTGCATTTCCATATTTTGCAACTTCTCTAGGATTAATGCCACTACTACTCGCCACTATTTTTTGAGGATTCTGGTATAGAATCCCTATCATTGTGATAATAGACTCTAATTTATTGATAATTTTTTGATTATCTAAAATGAATTCACAAGTAGACATTCCCCAGAAGTCTTGACGTTGTCTAAAGTCATATAGAATCGCAAATGGGTAACGGTTCGGCTTTAACGGTTCTCTGTCTAATAAAATACGATTATTCGCAATATACGTCACGTAATAAGAGAATCCGCCTTCTTCATTCGCTTCTCGTTCATAATAGCTGATAAAATCGACTAAACGTTCACGGTCTGTATTATTATCATAATCTCTTAGATAAATTTCTCCACGCTCGTCTGCGTTCGATGTAGACTCTTTATCCTCTTTTTCATTTAACTTTTTATTAAACTTCGGATTCGCTTCAATCCATGACCATGGCTTCCGTTCACGTACAATGATAAATTCGCAATCATCAATACTGAAAGCATTAGGGTCTGGGAAGAATGTAGAAGGTTCGATTTCTTTAATCCCAATTTCGCCTTTATATAAGAATCCTTCATCACCTAAAATCGTTGTACCCATACGCCCTTCTTCCATTTCATTCCAATAAACATGTGCAATGGCCGTACCTAACAGTTTAGCTGTTTCAATATTTTCACGAATCACTTTTCGTGCTTTGATGCGGTGAAATGTATCTTCATAGGCTTTATTCAACTTCTTCACTAATTCTACACCTTTTGGCGACACCGGGCGTAGTTTCGCTACTGGATTTTCTACAGCAAAACTTGCTCTTTTTGTATATTTAACTAAGTGAATATAGTTTGTTACAGGCTTTGGTAACCATGCAGGTGCGTTATTTAAATCCCATTGTTGATTACGGTCAAACGCATCTAATTCGGTCCAAATGGCATCTTTTGATTGTCGCTTATTCTTAGCTTTTCTAAAGTTTTCAAGGATTTTTGTAATTCTTGGCTTATCCATCATCTCACCTCTTAGAATTTATTCATACCGTTATGCTGTTCGTAATACTGTCTAAGCTCTGGTGGTAACAGATCTACGGTGCTTTCATTGTAATTCGATTCATCTTTTTCCTTACGCTTTTTCGGTTTTTCCCCATTGTAGATATTGATATTAATACCTTTTTGAACTAAACATAGTAAATAACCTGCAAAAAATAAGAGTATTTCCGTCAATTTGAACGCTCTCCTCTCGGATTAGTAGTAATGGTACCAGTCGTCTTTTCCTCCTATATGTTCATCTTCTGTTTGTAAAGCAAATGGTAAATGTTCTTCCGATTTTGTTGAAGGTCTATAAAAATCTCGCCCGTGATAAGATTCTGTCGCTAAAGCAAACGGGTCATCGGGAAGTTCGTTAATCATGTAACGTAGCGAGTCGCAAGTATGGTCATTTCCATCAACCGGTTTCTCATCTGCAGGTTCTCCTAATTCTACAGGCTTGTACATGTAGTTTAAGTGTTCTTCAATTGTCTTTTCACATCGAGCTAACACTTTTAATTTTCCGAACTCTAAGTAAGTAAACACTTTTTGGATACCTGCTTCAATACGGTTATTTCCTTCACTAAAGAAGATGTTATGTTCTGCATAGTTACTAAAGATAGATTTTCGGTCACTAATATTTCGCTTTTTACCTGACGGATCTCCTACAAGTTTTAGTAATGAACCGAATGGNATATGTTGCATACGGAGTTTCATTTCATGTGCATGTGTCGGAATCGCCACACGATTACGGTAATATTCATCATAAATGTATATAATTCCGTTCACAGGGTCAATTGCACCTAACAGTAGTACAGTTGGGTCTAACAATCCGAAGTCTGCACCACCAATAACTTTCCAACCTTTTGTGCGAATGTTATTAACAACTTCTTCATACGTTAAATCATACTCGATATTCCTTGCAAAATTAGGATAAACAGCGCCTTCTGCNTTCTCGAATGAACCGTTAATATATCGTCTAACCCACCAATCAGGCTTTCCAGATGAAACAGTTTCAATATAACCTTTTGGCAAATATTGGTTAAGTTTTGTACTTGCAATATGNGTACTATAATTCGGATTAATCTCGGATGTTTTTTGTGGATAACGAATATCTGAACCTACAATTCTTTTAGACTTTAACAGAAATTCTGTACGAATCCAGTTTCCATCTGGGTTAGTTGACATAATAATTTTATGTTGACTCGTTGCATAATGACGTAGACGTGTTTGAAGTTGTGTGAAAATATCAAAAGAGATACCGTTTGCTTCTTCAATCCAAACGTGACATAAGTTCAATGAACGTAGTTTTTGTTCATCGTCAAATGACCTAAACAAGATAGTATAGCCATTTGTCAGCTTTAATTCATTCTTTTGTTGGTTATAGTTCTCAATCAGTTCGATTGGAATCATATCGAGAATTTGTTTCTTCGCTGTTTTCTCTAGCTGTGGATAAGTCATAGCACCGACTAATCCTTCTCCATTCGGTGTTGATAGGGCTAACGATATGAACTCCGCACCACATGTTGATGTTTTGGCCGAGCCGAATCCACCTGCATACATTTTAAATCGAGCAGGATCTTTATGAAATTCTAACTGATGTGGCATGGGAACGTAACAGAACACGAGATGTCCACAATCATCACATTTTACCCACCATTCATTAAAATCTTCTGTTTCTGCTAGTTTGCCAATTCCACATATATTACAAGTCTTACCTAGAAACCGGCTATTCGGTGCTTTCAACATCTTCCTCACCTTCTTGCAATAACTGATTCGGGTCTGGCATGAACATCGTGATATAGGTCATTTTGTCTTTCGTCTGTTGATTAATTTGTTCAGAACGTTCTAATAGCTGTCTAATGGCAGATACGTCACTTGCTTTCGCCACTCCAGCACCTAAAACCTTTAATCCTCTCCTTGCTTCTACTTCCGTTAATACGGCTGTTTCCCTCATGATGAATTTATCATTTTCCTTTAAATATCTTCTCCAATCTTCCGCACTATGGTGTGGATAAGCGTTATGTAAATCGTAGTGCGACATATACAGCGAGTCTGGAAGTAGTGATTTAAAAATCTCATCCATGCTGCGTTTATCGCCTGTGAAGTTTGTGTCAATAGCTTTTGATTCTGATTCTGATTTTGGGACATCATCTAATAACTTAAAGTCGTCTAA